TGAAAATTTTAAACCCAACACAACTTACTTTGAAAACGAAGGTAAGTTGTATGAAGTGTCTAATCAGTTTTTAGATACTAAGAATCCTTTGTTTCACGCAAGGGAAGTTGTTTTATTTGACGAACAAGAACTAGACCCGAATAAAACACACTATCTCGCAGAAGACACAGAAAACTTTAGAAGGTCGTTAGGTTCTGTAAACACAGAGTCAGCGGATACAAGGTCTTCTTGGGTTAAAGCTAGAGATAAAGTTATTAGACCTATGCTACAGATAGGTGCTTCCATAGCTACAGGCGGTCAATCAGACGTTTTATTTTCTGCTGTTAAACTAGCATCAGGTGAGACGTTAAAGTCTGAAGACTGGGCTAATCTTGCGTCGTTTGGTTTAGAGAAGTTTAACATAGGTAGCGACTTAGCACAGGCGGCTGTTACGTCAGCAATTACAGGAGACCCTACTAAGCTTATACTAGAAGCAGGAGGGGCAGAAGCATTAACAGACGCACTAGGGAAGGTAGGTATACCGCAGGAACTGTTGGATGACCCTGACTTTATGTCTGGTGTTGAGGAAGCTATAGGAACTGTAGCAGGTGGCGGTAACATACAGGACGCACTGGAGTCAGGCTTAACGGAGTATGTTAAGGAAGGTGGTGGCTTTGGTGTAGAACTACCGGATGCCCCTGACATAGACATTGACTTAGGTGCTATCGGTGATGTAGTTAGTAACATAGCGTCGGGTGTTCGTGACGTAGGTTCACAGATAGGTGACGTAACTGACCCAGTATTGTCTACAATAGGTGACGTAGGGTCTGCTACGGAAGATGTAGTAAGAGACATAGGCTCTGGTATAGCAGATGCCGCAGAGCCGTTTAAAGAGCCTTTACAGGACGTTGGACGTAAGATTGATGACTACCTACTACAACCTGTTAAAGACGCTCTACTGACAGGAGGAGGCGCTCTAGTAGCACAGCCGTCAGGTACACGTACTACGGATGGTCTGTTTAGCTCAGAGTTGTTTAAGTTTTCCCCTGTTGAGTTTACGGACGTAGGACGTACACAGCCAAGACAAGCGCCACAAGAATTAGTAGAAGATATAGACAGTAACCCCTTTGCAAGTGACTTTGATAACAGGAACCTATTCGGATGATGACATATTTAAACGCAATAAACAGAGTACTACGTAGGTTACGTGAGGACGAAGTAGCTTCCGTTACGTCTACCTCGTACGCTAAACTCGTGGGTGATTACATTAATGACGCTGTACGTCTTGTAGAGGACTCATGGGATTGGTCAGCGCTACGTACAACAGTAAGCGGGACAGCAAGAGCGACAGGTACCGCCCAAAGTCAATTTTCGCTCCATGGTGTTACTTCTCAATTTAAGACTCTTAACGTAATTAATGAGACTGAGAAGTGTTTTATGAACTTAGGAACACAGGAAGAGTTACAGAAAGTTAAGTATATTGACCCCGTAACACCGTCAGTACCTACGCACTACGTTTATGGTGGGGATATTACTCAAGGAGTTGTTGTTGACGTATATCCTATTCCTGATAAAACATACACTTTACAGTTTAATATTGTTAATAGGTCAGACGAGCTAACAGAAGCAAATGACAATATCATGGTTCCTTACCTACCGGTGATTCAGTTTGCTACAGCTATGGCGGCAGAGGAACGTGGTGAGACTGGTGGTGCTTCCGCTCAGGCTTTGTATGCCTTGGCTAAGTCTAGCTTGGCTGATGCTATCTCTATGGATGCGGCTCGCTTCCCTACAGAAACTATATGGTATGACGTATGAGTAAACAACTACAACCCTTATCAGTTGCGGCTCCTGCATTCTTTGGCTTGAATACACAGGACTCCCCTGTCGGTATGTCAGCCAACTTTGCTAAGCAAGCCGACAACTGTGTGATAGACAAACAGGGTCGTATTGCCGCCAGACAGGGACACACACAGGTCTCTACAAACACTGGTCTTTTAGGCTCTAATCCTATTGAAGCTATACACGAACACGTTGCGTATGACGGAACAAAGACTGTATACTCAGCAGGCAACAATAGACTCTACACAGGCACTACAACTTTAACTACTTTAGGTTTCCCCCTTAATTATTCAGCTCCTACGTCTAATCATTGGAAGATTGTAAGTTTTAACAACAGTGTGTACTTCTTCCAACGTGGTCAAATCCCACTGAAGCGTACAAACGGTATTGGCGATTTGACTGAGTTAGCGCATAGTCAAGGAACCGGCCACACAGCGCCACAGGCTAACGAAGCAATGGGAGCTTTAGGTCGTTTATGGGCTACGGATAAAACAGACAACAAGTACGTTGTTTATTGGACTGCTGTTGGTGCGGACGATTTCCACACAGGTGGTTCTTTAAACTTAACTGAAGTATGGCGTTCGGATGAGACAGTAGCTCTTGCGGAGTTTAACGGCTCATTGGTTATCTTTGGTAAGCGTCAGACTGTTATATACAGTGGAGCCTCTGCTCCTGCGGATGCTCTTAGTATGACTGACATCATTGACGTAGGTTGTATTGCTAGAGACTCTGTACAGCAAACAGGGGACGACTTAATCTTCCTATCCGACCAAGGTGTTATGTCGCTAGGTCGCTTGATTCAGGAGAAGTCACAGCCATTACGTGACATCAGTAAGAATGTACGTTCTGACCTTATGTCGGATGTACCCTCAGACACTACAGGTGTTAAGTCTGTTTACAGTCCTGAGAATGCCTTTTACTTATTGTCCTTACCCGCTGTTAGTAAAGTCTATGTATTTGACCTACGAGGTGCTTTAGAGGACGGTTCGTATCGTGCAACCAAATGGACAGCAATAGCCCTTACAGCCTTTGAGAGGCTTTCTAACGGCACCCTATACATGGGTAAGGATACACTAGGTATCGTCCAGTACGGAAGCTATCAGGACGCAGGAAACAGCTATCGTATGAACTACTATAGCAATGAGCAAGACTTTGGCGCTCCTGCTAACGAAAAGTTCCTGAAAAAGATGCGTATTACTGTTATTGGTGGTGCGTTGTCTACAGCAGTACTAAAGTGGGGTTATGACTACGAAGACAGTTACTCTCAGGAAACATTTACATTTGGTTCTGACGTTATAGGGCAGTTCGGTATAAGTGAGTTTGGTTCGCAGGACACAACCCCTGACCCAGACCGTGTTCCTCCTTCACCGCCTGACTACGACTTTCAGATTGCTGAATACAACTCAGGTGTTACAATTAACAGACCTTCAGTAAACGCAAGCGGCTCAGGCACTACTATATCTTTTGGTGTTGAAGCGATAATTAACAACAGTAACTTTTCTATTCAAAAAATTGACATACTAGCTCTAATCGGGAGACTACTCTAATGAGTGACTATTCGTACACAACTAACTATCTTGGTAAAGATTCGTTACCTTCTGGTGACTCAGCTAAGATTATTAAAGGTGCTGACTTTGATAACGACTTTACTGCTATTGAGTCAGCTATTTCTACTAAGCTAAACAAAGACGGTGGTGTCGTTACGGGCAACATGACGTTTAACGACAATGTAAAGGCTCAGTTTGGTAACGACGGCGATTTAGAGGTATACCATACAGGTGTGAACTCATACATTGTTGACACAGGCACTGGTGGTTTATTTATCACAGGCAACACTTCTTTGACTTTAGCCGGTGGTATTACAGGACAGGATAAGTACATTGTAGCAACTACAGGTGGGTCTACTGACGTGTACTACAACAATGGTAAGAAACTAGAGACAACTAACACAGGAGTTACTGTGACAGGAGAGCTTGTGGCAACAACCATTAACGGAGGTACGTTCTAATGAGCGACGGTTTATTTAATACGGGACGTAACCTATTAGACACAGCAGGGCAATACTACTTAGGTAAGGAAGGACAGGAAGGCGCACTAGCGGCGGGTCAAGCGGCCTTAGCAACTGGTGAGCAGATTGGTCAGACAGGTGCTGAACTAGCTCAGTTTAAACCTTACACTGTTACTAGTGGTTTGGCTACAGGAACTACTACTCCCGAAGGTGGTTTAGACTTACAGTTGTCTCCCGAAGAACAGGCACGTCAGAACCAATACTTAGCTCAATCACAGGGTTTGTTTGGTGGTGTAGGTCAGGACGTAGCGGCAGGTTCACAGGCTCTGTATGAACAGATTAGAGCCGCACAGCGACCCGAAGAAGAACGCGAACGTATGCGTATGCAGGAAGGTTTATTTGCTCAGGGTCGTCAAGGGATTTCATCAGCGGCATACGGTGGTACTCCTGAACAGCTTGCTTTTGAGCAGGCACGACAGGAAGCTATGCTTAACGCTCAGTTAGCGGCACGTACTCAGTTCGGTACGGAACAAGACCGTCTGCTTACACAGGCTGAAGGTTTACAGACAGCAGGCTATAATCCACAGCGACAGGCTAT